CAGATGAAGCTGAAAACAAACCTGCTTCTGTTAAAGCACCTGTTCCATCACCTGCACTCCATACTGCTGTATACACAATTGTATTAGTAGATGGTGCGCCTCCAGATACAGACAAAGCATTTCTATCTGTTTCTGTTTCTAATGTAGTATCGCCAGCAGCTACCGAAGTAGTTCCTGTACCTACAGCCATATGTGTCATTTTACTACCTGCATCGGTAATAAGACTTGCTATATTGTTCTTTCCAGCAGTAACGATAGTGTTAGCTATATCTCTAACAACTTCTCCGTTTTTCTGGATAGTTACTTGTCCAGTAACTTTAAAGTTTTCGTTTAACATTTTTACTCCTTTAACTATTAAATTGAGATAAATTGATAGTACTTGTATTGAACATACTTCCTACTAAGAAATCAAATCCAATGCTATCACTAACACTTACAGCTTCACTTTGACCACTAGTTGGTGCTAATGAAACCGCATCACTTGCTGTAATAGAGTCTGTGTAAAACTCTTGGTCGTAACCTACAGCGTTAAATAACATATCGTTTACTTTACCAGTATTAAATACACTACTTAATGTTCCTAAATCAAAACCTATACTATCACTTAGACTAAATGAATCTGCGTTAGCAGGTTGTTGAAAATTCTTACTTATTGTTCCATCATCAGTGATTGTCTGGCTATTAATAATAACCTTTTCACCATTAATATTTGCTGTATCACTTAATGAAACTGAATCTGTTACAAATCTATTTAAATGTGGAACAATAGAATCTGATAGTATAATAGTTTCATAAAGCCATACATCATCTATAATTCTTCTTCGTTCCCAAACTGCTGCTCTTTTAGTAATTGACCAATGAGGCTTAGGACCTGTTGGGAACTTTCTAACAAGGCTACGTATCTTACCTCGTCTATCTATTCTAGTCTTCTTAGCCATTATCTAAACAGCTGTCGTCTTTTACCAATACTTTGTCTTTCTATTAAAGCTCTTAACTCTTCTTTAAGGCTTTCAGCCATAGGCGCAAAGCTTCTAATAACTCTGTCATCTTTTTTCTTACTGATGCCACCAGATGGCGTACCCTCATACGAGCCACCTTTACCTCCAGAACGAGAGTCGCTTGGAGTTTTTGTATTTGAGTGTTTATATTCATAAGATGTTGCCTCTTTCTTACCTGATTCGTTGTTTGATTTAAGTGAAGAAGAACCATAAGAAGGTGCTTTACCTCCAGATGATACATCTTCTAATTCTTCTTTAGGGTCTAATAAATCTTCAAGCATTGCCATTAGATTATCTGCTTCATTTTCTTCTTCTGGTTCATCTGCAAACTTTAGAGCATTATGCTCCATGTAATGTGCTTCATCCATATCTTCAGGAGGATTATTAGCATAAGCTTCTTGTAACATACGCTGCCATATTTCCTTTACTTTAGCTTTAAACCTATCTAACTCTAAAGTTTCAATAGAATCATGGTCGCATGTATCTTTAAATATGTCCATTAAAAGTATCCTTACTTAATCGTTTGCGCTCTCGCATATTAAACTTAGTATCCATATTGCCAAAGTGAGGTTGTGTTGTACGTACAGCCATAACCCAACTTCCTTTCTCATTACAATCTGGACAATCTTTCTTTACTGTTCTTTCTGACATTGAACAAATCTCATCAAACACATGTTCATTCTTACATCTGTATTCATATATTGGCATGCTCTAACATCTCCTTATGTGCTAACCTATGACAATTAGAACAAAGTAAAACACATTTATCTAATTCTTTTTGTATCGTTTCCCACCTATAATCTTTCATAGTACCCCATTCGTACTTCTTATCAGAGGGATTCATATGATGAAAGTCATAAAGCTCTCTATCAAATACTTCCTCACATCTCCAACAACAGCCACCTAAGTATTCAATAGCTTTGTCTTTTTTACGAATTCTTCTATTAAGTTTGTGCATAATCAGTTTGTAATAACCCTCTCCGAAGAAAGGGTTACGCCTAACTAACTAACTTTATGTACCCGGTACAACAAACGCAACACCAGCATCATCACGAAGTTCTTTAACTCCATAGATAGTATCAGAGGTGAACAAGTCGCCAAGGTACTCTTGCTTGTACTGTGTTTGACTACGTACACCAACTTGTTCCGCAAGGACTAAAGCATCCTTATGGAATAAGCAACCAACTCTATCAGTTGCAGTATCAGCTGTAGTAGTAGTAGGACAGTTAGATGAGATGTAAACATCAACACCATAAATCATACCAATCTTACCAGTACGAATCGCATCACCATTACCAATGAACTGCTGCTCTGTGAATCTGTTGATTCCAAGCATGTCATTTGCTGCAATTGGTGGCATTACGATATAACGATTGTCCATAGGAACATCCGCATCATCTAGTTTAAGAATCAATGCTCTGATTCCAGCATCCGTAATGTCTGCTGCGTTAGATGAGTTACCTGTATAGAAAGATGCACCAGTTGAACCGATGTATGCTTTCTCCCAAGCTGCTGTAGTAGAACCACCTACTGTTCCAGCTTGAAAACCTTCCCATAATGTAACTAGGTCAGTATCGACTTGCTTCGCGAGCGCGTAGCCAGCATCGTCCGTGTAGAACTTACGCATACTTGCTAAACTTTGTACCTCTGCAATATCTTCAATTAGCTTAGAGTATTCATAATGCTTATCGATTGTTACAGTAATTGCTGTGTTAGTTGCAGCACTCAATGTAACCTGAGTGTTTGCAGCTTTAGCACTTGCTGCGCCTCTTGCAGGTACAGGAATGTGAATCGAGTCACCTTTCTTACCTTTATGAGACAGTTTAGTAACTAAATTAGCTACTACTAAATTTGACTTGTACGCACCTATAACTTCATCGGACCATAGTTCCGGAATGAAGTTATTAGCTACGGAAGTCGTTACTTGGTTTGAACCCAAAGCCATTTTACTTCTCCTTTATATAAATGATTATTTAACTCTACCTTCTACGTATGCTTGCTGAATTTCATCAGCTAACGATTCGTATCGTCTAGGGTCTGTTACCTGTAGATTGATTAAATCAGCTCTACGGTAAACCTTCTTTCCACCTACAGAATCTCCTGAAGAGCGTGTTTCAGAGGTAGTCTTACGTAATACTTTCTCTCTTTTAACTTTCTCAGCAGCTCTTACTTTAGCTGTGGTATCTACTTGATTGAGTTGTTTCCATGTAGAAAACAATTCATTAGCAGACTCAAAGTCATAAGAGTCAGCAGCACGGAATATCTCTTGTCGTATCTTGCTTGCTCCAATCCAGTCTTGAAAGCCTTTATCTTCAACTATAGTTTTAAAATCAGGGTGAGCAGACTCTAACTTAGCTGTCTGATATGACTGATTTTGTTTAACTCTAATATTCCTAGCTTCCACCATGTCAGGATGATTCTCTATAGCTGAGTTAACTGCGTTAGCAGGGTCAGCATAGAACTGTTCCTCAAATGGCACTGGTTCTTCTTTCGGTTGGCTAGCTTCTGGAGCTTGATATTGATTTGCTGACAAACTTTCAATGAGTTTACGTTGTTGTCCAACTTCCATTCCTTGTTTACCTAATACTCTTTCAGCATTTTGGTGCATCTCAATAACATCTTCTAGTGTCTTTCCAGCATACTTCTCAGGAATTGTAGATTCTGGTTCTGTTATCTCAACTTGTGTTTCTGTTTGGATATCATAATCCTGTTGAGTTTCTTGTGCTTCTACTTCTTGATTTTCTGTTACCTGTCCTACACCTGAAGGTGCTTCATCTACTACTATATTCATTTTTTGGTCTCCGCCCCGTAGGGTTATGAAGTTATATTAGGTAGAGTCCTACAAGGAGGATTGTTCTACCGCTAGTTTTGTTGCATCTTCTAAACTATTTAACTGTCTTAGAATTTGCAACTGACCCTTAGCATGCCAAAGGTCTTTCTCACTTTCAAGACTGCGTATATCTACGACATTCTCTTCAGTAACTTTCATATCTGCAACCAAGTCTTTCCATCCCTCGGTTTCAAACATATCTAATCTATCTTTTAAAAACTGTTCATCAGTCTTAGACATTATTGTACTCTTGTGCTGATAGCTGATTTAGTGCCAGCTTCTCTAGCCTTAGCTAGATTTAATATAGTCTCTGATTTAAGG